TGGTCTGTTTCAATTAAAGTTTAATCCACCTCAAAATTTCGAAAAATATCGTCAAAGTGAATTAGATACTAGTAGAGTCAGTACTTTTCAGTCAATGGAAGCTTTTCCGTATATAAGCAAAAGATTTGCATTAGAGAGATTTTTAGGATTAACTCAAGAAGAGATTACTAAAAATGAAAAGTTATGGAGAGAAGAAAATAATAAAGATGGTGAAGAAAAACCAAAAGGTTCTGACTTACGTAATATAGGATTAAGTGTTGGTGACATACAGGCTGATGCTGAAACAGCAGAACAAATAGAAAATGCACCAGACGAAATAGAACCTGAAGTTACTGCTCCTGAAACTGCAGGACCTGTTCAATCAGCTACACCAGGAGCTGCACCCGCTGCCGCTGGAGCTGCACCTCCAGCGTAAAGGAATCATTATGTTGTTACTAGAATTATATGATCCACCGATAAATGGCTATCAAGATATCAGCGATGATAATAGTAGACCCATCTATAAACAATCTCGTAAAACCAAATTAACATTAAAGCAAATAAGAAAATTGAGAAAAATGCTTGATGTTAGAAATTACGAAACTAAAGAAAATCTAAAAAAGATTCATATCCAATACGGTCCAAAACCCGAAGCACAAGCTCCTGGCCTATAAAAACTTAAAAAAATAGCACATTTAACGCTATTTTTCTGCATATAGTGTAAATAAGCTTACAAGCCATTTTACATAGGAGAAACACATAATGGATAATAAGAAGTTTGAAAAACTTATCGATCTCATTATCAATGAGAACGAAGAACAAGCCCGTGAATTATTTCACGAAATAGTTGTTGAAAAATCTAGAGAAATCTATGAGTCCATCATGGATGAAGAAATGTCAGATGACATGGATGAAGGTATGGGTGGACAAGTAGGTGATCTATTAGATGAAATAAGTGCCGAAGAAGAAATGGGCATGACTGAAGCTGATGACGAAATGGATGCTGAAATGGATCTAGACGTTGATAGCGACGGTGATGTTGAAATGGATGATGAAGTCGTTGACATGGATGCCAGCGATATGGAAGATGAAGAACATGAAGAAATTGAAGATGCTGTTGTTCGTATTGAAGACAAGCTAGATCAATTGATGGCCGATTTTGAAAGAATTATGGGTGATGAAGAAGAAGACATGTCTGATGAAGAAGACATGGAAGATATGGGCGATGAAGAAGGCGGTGAAGAAGATTTAGGTGATGAAGAAGGCGGTGAAGAAGAAGTAGAAGAGGAAGATGTCATGGAAGCTGTACAACTTCAAAGCGTCAAGGGACTATATGGTTCTAAGATCGGCGGAGATGACGGTGCAAATCCAAAAAGCCCAACAACTTTTAATTCAGGACAAGCAGGAATGGACAGCAAGCCAGTAAAGTTTAGTGGTCAAGCTGAAACAGTTCCAACAGCACCAAAAGCACCAAGCAATAGTTATGCTAAGGGTGAAACACAAGTTAAGCACGCTGGTCAATTTAAGAATGCTCCAGGGCATAAAGATCAGAATTTAGAAAAAGCTCCTGCTGCACATAAAGCACAAGCATCTGGTGTCAATACAAAAAGCCCAGTAGCTGAAGCTAAAAAAGTAGCTAAAAAGAAGATTTAATAGGTAACCTGTAAAATGGCTTTGTATCGTCAGGTTAAAGAAAGGTTGAGAAAAACTACTCAGGCTTTCTTGTACAAATGGACTCACATACCTACACAAAAATGGTATGTGGGTTCTCGTACCGCCGTAGGATGTCATATTAATGATGGTTATATTTGTTCTAGTAAAGATTTGATCCCATTGATAAAACAAAATACAACAGAATGGAAAAGAGAAATACTAGTAATAGGTAAACCTAAATACATCCGAGAATTAGAAAACAAATATCTAATGTCATTAGATGCAAAGAATGATTTTATGTCATTTAATATGCACAACGGTGATGGTAAATTTACAACAACAGGTAGAACAGAGCCAGAACACCAAAAGAAAAAACGTATTGCAAAACTCAAAGGACAGAAAAAACCTGAAGGGTTTGGTGAAATGATTCGTAAAGCAAGAACCGGAATGAAATTTGATACTGAATGGCGTAAAAATATAGGAAAATCTAGTCTAGGAAGAAAACAGAGCACAGAGGCTAAAGAAAAAAACAGAAAAAATCATTTAGGTGAAAATAATCATTTTTATGGAAAACAACATTCAGAAGAATCAAAAATAAAGTGCGGATTAAACAATAAAGGAACAAACTCTGCATCCTGGAAAGGATATTGGATTTCGCCTTCTGGAGAAAAATTCACAACAATTAAAGAAGCACATAATAAATTTCCTATAATTGCTGAAAATAATTTAAGAATTTGGTGTAAAACTAATAAAAATGGTTGGTCATTTGAACCATCGGAGAAAGTAAAATGAAAAATTTATATTTAAGAGAACATCTTACTTTTGACCGTGCTAATATGATAGTAGAATCTACTGACGAAGGGGCAGGTAAGTCTCTTTGTATGAAGGGAATTTTCATTATGGGAGGGATCCGCAACGCAAATGAGCGAGTCTACCCCGTGGATGAAATTGAAAACGCCGTAGATACATTGAATAAACAAATAACTGAAGGTTATTCTGTTTTAGGTGAAGTCGATCATCCAGATGATCTAAAAATCAATTTAGATAGAGTATCACATATGATTAATAATATGTGGATGGATGGTGCAAATGGTTTTGGTAAACTAAAAATACTACCAACACCAATGGGACAACTTATAAAAACAATGTTAGAAAGCGGTGTTAAGTTAGGTGTATCAAGTCGCGGTAGTGGCAACGTAAACGACATGGATGGAAAAGTCAGTGACTTTGAAATCATCACTGTTGATATCGTAGCACAACCTTCGGCACCCAACGCATATCCAAAGGCTATTTACGAATCACTAATGAATATGAAGCATGGTCATAGAGTTATACCTAATCTAAAAGGCATGAATATCAATAAGGATGTTAAGGCTCAAAAATACTTGCAAGAACAAGTTGTAAAACTTATCAAGGATTTGAAAATCAAATGACATCTTTAACTGATTTTTTTAATGATGGTACATCATTAAAGCTTATTAAACCAGAGCTAATTGGTTTTAATTTAAAAGGGGAAAAAGCATGTTTGATGCTATAAAGCCACTACTTGAAAATGGTATCATCAATGAAGAAACCAGCAAAGTGATAAACGAAGCTTGGGAATATAAATTGAATGAAGCCCGTGAACAAGTACGTGCGGAACTTCGTGACGAATTTGCACAAAAATATGAACACGATAGAAGTATAATGGTTGAAGCCCTTGATAAAATGGTAACTGCAAATCTTTCTGAAGAAATCACTGAATTTCATCAGGAAAGAAAAGCTATTAATGAAGATAGAGTAAAAGCAAGAGTCAAACTCAGCGAAAACGCTCAAAAATTCAATGATTTCATGGTTACTAAACTAGCCGAAGAAATCAAAGAACTAAGAAAAGATCGCCAACTTCAAACTGAAAGTCAACAAAAACTTGAACAATTTATTGTTCACGCACTTGCCCGTGAAATCAAAGAATTCTCACAGGACAAAAAAGCAGTAGTTGAGGCTAAGGTTAAATTAGTAGCAGAAGGACGTAAACAACTTGAAGCACTTAAACAAAAATTTGTTGCTGAAAGCGCAAAACGAATGAATCAAGCAGTTACTAAACATCTAAAGGGTGAACTAACTCAACTTAAAGAAGATATAAAACTTGCCCGTGAAAATAATTTTGGACGCAAATTATTTGAAGCCTTTGCAAGCGAATTCTCTGTAACTCATCTAAATGAAAAATCAGAAACTCGCAAACTATTGGCACAATTGCAAGAAAAAGATCAAAAACTAGCTGAAGCTATCAATACACTGAACTCAGCTAAAAAATTGGTCGAAAGTAAAGAACGTGAGGTTCGCATTATCAAAGAATCAAATATTCGTGAAAAAACTATGGCAGAATTGCTTGGTCCATTAAACGAAGAAAAATCTAAGGTAATGAGAAGTTTACTAGAAAGCGTACAAACACCTAAACTAAAGGTCGCTTTCGATAAGTATCTACCAGCTGTTTTGAATACATCAGAACCAGTTAAAGTTCAACAACCAAAACAAACTTTATCTGAATCTAAAGTTGTAAGCGAAATTACTGGTGATAAAACTGCCAAAAAAGAAATTGAACGCGAAGATCAGGCTAATCTGATCGAGTTCAAGCGTCTGGCAGGGCTATAAGCAAAAGACATATTAAAGGAGAAAATATAAAATGTCAAAAGTACTCTTAGAAAGCCGTTGGGACGAGACCAAAGAGGCCCTGTTAGAAGGCTTAAAAGGCACTCGCAAATCAACAATGAGTGTTATTCTTGAAAACACTCGCAAAGCACTGCTAAAGGAATCTTCAGCAGGTACAACAACTGCAGGTAATATCGCAACTCTAAATCGCGTT